ACCGTATTCTTAATGAACACCCTGATGTTGACGGTCATGTTATTCAGGGACGCTTTATGCATGACTGCTTTGTGTTTGATACTAAGAAAACTGGTATCTATGTAGCATCTAGCAAGGCGGTTTCTTGACAGCAAAATGAATAGGGCGGAGTATTCCTCCGCCCTATTGTTCAAAGGAGCGATTATAAATGACTACCGCACAAACAATATTTGAACTAACAATGTCGTTGATGGACGAATTATCAGAAAGCGGTTCAGCAGATACATCAGACACCAAAGAATACAAAAATAGGACTTTGAGTATTCTTAATATACTGCGTGGAGAGCTTTATCCTTACTCAGATACTTACGAAACCAACGATAATAACGAGCGCCCAATTGCAGTTGAGATAGAGAATTTCACCGACAACATATATCTTGACGATTATATTTGTCAAAGTGTTATGCCCTACGGCTTGGCGGCTCATTTGCTTTTGGATGAAAACCCAAGTGCTGCGAGCTATTATCAACAGCGGTATGACGAGCTGAAAGCTACTCTTACAAGAGGATTACCACAAAGCAGTGAAGATATTGAAGATGTATATGGTAGCGGATATTTTCCATACAATGAGTTTGCATGTTGGTAAGGTGAAAACGTATGGCAAAGATAACAGGTAGCAGTGATGAAAAGATTTTCACACTGAAAGAGTTTCTAGGCTTACACCAAAACCCTGACGGAGATACTAAGCTCAAATTTGGTGAAGCGGCTGCAATGCGTAATTTCCGTGTTACCAGAGACAAGAATCTGCAAAAAAGGCCGGGAACAAGAACGCTTGCAACATTGCAGGACGGGGAAAAAGTCCGTGGTTTGTGGAACGGCTATGTTATGGGCGAAGAAGTTATGTTGGCCGCTTGTGGAGGACATTTATATAAGCTGGTACCGGATGATGATTTATTCAATGCTGTAGACCTTGGGGCGATAGATACAAGCCAAGATGTACATATATTTGGCTTTCAGAATTTGGCATATATCATAAATGGAACGGAGTATAAGCAGTATAACGGCGAAACATTAAGTGATGTTGATGGATATAGACCACTTGTGAAAATAGCTGTTACCGCTGATGGCGAGGGGTCAACCCTAGAACAAGTCAACAAGCTAGTTGGAACCCGCCGCTGTTGGATTTCCGGTGATAACGAAAATAACACTTTTCCGCTTCCAGAGCAAAATATACAGTCATTGGACTATGTAAAAGATTTGACCACCAATAGTTTACTTGAAGATGCTGCATATACATACGACTTGGAAGCCGGAACGGTTACTTTTACCGACACACCACCACAGGCGGCAAACAGCTTTGAAATAGGGTGGACAGTAGCCGAAAATTTCAGAACGCAAGTAAGCTCCATGAGGTATTCAGAACTGTATTCAGGTACTCAAAACAGCCGTGTATTTCTGTATGGTGATGGCTCAAATAAAGCTATATATTCAGACCTTGACTATGACGGTAATCCAAGAGCCGATTATTTCCCCGATATGAACGAGGTAAAAGTCGGAGAGGAGAACACACCAATAACAGGCATGATCCGTCACTATTCAGCTTTAATTTGCTACAAGCTTGATAGTGCATGGTCAATTTCCTATGGATTAACCACGCTTGCAAACGATATACAAACCGCTGCATTTTATGTAACACCAATAAACAGAATCGTTGGAAATGCGGCTTTAGGTCAAGTTCGGCTTGTACTTAACTCACCATATACCTTGCAAGGAAACGACCTGTATGAGTGGAAAAATTCCTCATCATATAACAGCAATCTGACAGTGGACGAAAGGCAGGCAAAGCGCATTTCCGATAGAGTATATGCAACTTTGCGAGGTTATGAACTTGATAAATGTTTTTGCTGGGACGATAACGATTCACAGGAATATTACATTTGCTATAACAAAAAAGCACTTGTTTATAACTACGCCTGTGATGCTTGGTACAGCTACGAAAACTTTGATGTTTGCTGTATGGCAAATAGGCAAGGCGGTTTGTATATAGGCAGTTCTGATGGCAAAGTAAAGCATTTAAGCTATAACTACAAATCCGATGATAACGACACTATAGATGCTTATTGGGAGTCAGGTTCAATGAGCTTTGATAAAGATTTCATGCGAAAGTATTCAGCCATGATGTGGATAGGTATGAAGCCTGAATCCTCCGGAGAAGTTTATGTTACGGTTCAGACAGACAAGAAAAGTGTGTACGCTGAAAAAGTAGTAGCTTCTTCTCTGATAAGCTTTAAAGAAGCAGATTTTTCCCGGTGGAGTTTCAAAGTAAACCGTAAGCCATTTATGACACGGCTAAAAATAAAAGCAAAGAAATTTGTGTTCTATAAGCTTATTTTTGAGACAAACACAGCAAATACAACAATAACATTGCTGGCGGCTGATATAAAAGTCAGATATACAGGCTCAGCAAAGTAAGGAGGAACAATGTCACTTCCAAAATTTGAAGATGATTTAAATATTATATCTAAATTGGATGATGAACCAAACGATGTGGGCGGCTTGTCCTCCACAGAGCTAAAAGCCAAGTTCGATGAAGCAGCCCTTATCATCCAGAACTATATAAACAATGTATTGTTAGCAGGGCTAGACAACGGTGGCGCAGAAAACATAAGCGTTTCTGAAATTCCCGGTGTACCTGACATTTATACCGTACAAGAAGCGCTTGTTGCACTGAAAGAGCAAATCAATAATGCGGCTCTTGGAAACATACCAGACAGGAGCATTGTTGCTGTAAAGATAGCCCTTGAAGCTGTTGGCAGTGATGAATTGGCGGATAATGCAGTTAACTCAGAGAAATTAGCCGATAAAGCTGTTACATCAGAGAAATTAGCCGATAAAGCTGTTACATCAGAGAAATTAGCAAAGGAGGCTGTTACCAGCGAGCTTATAAAGAAAAAAACTATTACAGCTAGCAATGTTAAAGACAACTCTTTGACAGGGAATCAGCTAGAGGATTTAACGGTTACAGCACTAAAACTAGCATTAAACGCTGTGACAAACTCCAAAATAGCCGATTCTGCAATTTCAAGAGCAAAACTAGGTTCAGACGTTAAAATTTTGGGCTTTTCTGATGTAATTATTCCCGTTTCTGCATGGGAAGCTGATACTACATTTGAAGATTTTCCATATAAAGCAGCTATAGAGTGCTCAGGAGTGACAGAAAATTTTACTGTTGATGTCGTTTTTTCTCCTGCTGATGTTAGCCGTGGTATTTTTTGCACAGTAACAATAGCCTATGAAAACGGAGTGTATATATATGCAAGCGAAATCCCGGAAGAGGACATAACAATTCCTACAATTTACTGTATACCGCTTGCGTAATGGGAGGGATAAACGATGCTTACAATTCTTCAAGGTGACGAATTAACAATCCCCATTACAATAACTAACAATGGCACAACTGTAAATATAAAAAACATAGAGGTGTTACGAGTTACCATTGGCAGCTCCATTAGCAAAGAATATCCTAATGGAGATATTTATTTTGATGGTAACGCATTTCAAGTTCCAATTACTCAATCGGAAACCTTTAGCTTATCAGCTGGACGAAATTCAATTATTATTCGACCAAAATTCAACGGGGGCGGAATTCGTGGCACAGTAAAAAAAGGCGAAATATATGTGCAAAGCAGTGATGATACTAAGGAGATATAAAAATGAGTTTACCTATTAATGCAGACATTCCAAGCATAAGTGAAGTAGACGTGAATATAGGTACAGCATTTATCAAGGGCGACAAGGGCGACAAAGGCGACACCGGCGCACAGGGAGAGCGTGGAAGCGATGGACACACCCCGGTAAAAGGCGTGGACTACTTTACCGATGCTGACATTGCAGATGTGACAGCCAAGGTTGAGGAAGCCGTGAAGCCGGAGCTGGAAGAAATCAGAGCTATTGCTGATAGCTCAAACGAGACGGCAACCAACGCGGAAAAACAGGTTAGTGAGGTAAAGGACGAATTAACACAAGTTGTCAACACATACGTTCCCGGCATAGTAGCAACGGCAGAGGGAAGCACGATTTTAATTGAAGATAGTGCAGACAAGCCGTTGCAAGGGCTGAATTTGTACGGTAAGACAACCCAACGAACCACAACCGGTGCGCAGTTATGCAATTTCAGGAACATTTCCATAACAACTAACGGTGTCACTGTTACATTTGATAGTGACGGAGTTGGCATAGCGACCGGAACACCGCCAGAAGATTTAACAGGATATTTATTTGGCGCATTTGGTAAGCTCGTTGATTTATCATTGCTGGAAATCGGAAAAAAGTATAAATCAAATGAGCAGATTCGGTGCGTAAAGGATGGAAAATATGTATACGAAAATCCTTTCGTTTTTTCCGAGTCGATTACGGAGGTTAGGGTATACTGGCAAGTCATTACTGATAGTTATACTGACGGAATGACAAGCTCGCCTATGCTTAACGAGGGGACAACTGTCCTCCCGTGGGAGCCATACACGGGCGGCGCACCATCACCTAGCCCAGAATATCCGCAACAGCTGGTAAGCCTTGCCGAAGATGGGGACATTACGGTCGAAATTAGTGGTGACGGTGACGATTCAACACAGTCTGCAACATTCCTTTGCCCGACGGGGCTTCCGGGAATACCAGTAAATGAAAATGGCAACTACACCGATTCAGACGGACAACAGTGGGTATGCGACGAGATTGATTTGGAAAACGGTGAATACATAAAAAGATGCGCTACGCTGGGTACCAAAGACTTACAGATTAAATATTCAGCAAGCGATGGAATTTATTTCATCCAAGACATAAATGCTCTAGCCCCAGACGTGAGCAAAAGGAAAGCAATAGTAAACATCACAAATAAATATGAAGCGAGCTGGAATGGTAATTCCACGCACTATTTCCTACAAAAAGCCGGACAAAAAATTGTCATTATTCTCAATGCCACTGATTACCCAACGGAAGAATCGACTAAGGCTTTGCTGAATGCTGGAATAACTGTTTTATATCCGCTGCTGGAACCGCAAAGAATCAAAATGTCCGATGAAGAAATCGAAGCCTATCGCGCATTGCACACGAATTATCCAACGACAACTGTTACAAATAATGCTGATGCACATACGGCAGTAACTTATGTTGCTGACACAAAAAATTATATAGACAAAAAATTGGAAAGCTTAACGCAAGCACTGTTATCAACAGGAGGTAATGTCTAAATGTTTAGCCTGAGAGATTTTGTTAAAAAAGGATTTATCAAAGCCGTTGGCAAAATGGCAGATTACCAAATCATGCTCAACGCCGCGGGATGGCTGGAAAAGGGGGTACTAACCGAGGAAGATTTGGAAGAAATTAATAGCGCAATCGAAGCACAGTACCCAGCCCCAGAAGAGGAAGAAAACGAGGAAGCAGAAAATGTACTAGACATATAATGTGCAAAAGAGGT